AAAAACACAACCACAATCATAAAGATTATAAGCTTGTCCATCTTCAATTGTTATCCCTGAATCAGTAATTATTTTTTCAATTTCTGTTGGTGTCATTATTTTTTCCTTTTTTATTTCATCCTGCAAAAAGTTTTTTCAGATTTAATCATACGTTTATATATCTTTTAAATTTCCAATCATACGGCATTGTTCATCTCTTATCCCTCTTTTTTAAAAGTCCTATGCCTTTACACCCCGATAAACTATGTAAATTTTTATGTACAGAAATTACTGAAGGATTTCTATTGTAAATGTAAGATTTACAATTCTCTCTAAATAATCTCTGTTGTTCTTGTTTAAATTTTTCATTCAAGAAATCAATATAATCCATATACGTGCTGTATGACTGGTTCATTCGCATGTCCATATTGGTATTCTTTTCATCATAAAATAATCTCCTTTATATGACTTATATCATTTATTTTTGTTACTTTAAATGATCTATCTGCGGATTCTCTTAATGCTGAATTATGAGTGACTATTAAAAATTGGAGTCCTCCTTTCATTTTACTTAATTGACTTATCATCATTGATGCTTTGGGTTGTTTTTCTAAGGAAAGATTGCGGAGTGGTTCGTCAAGAATCAATGTATTTCGAGTATTTCCTAATTTCCAATAGGCTACTCTAAGAGCTAAAGAGGCGATATCAGCCGCTCCGTATCCACAGGAGTTAAGTGGTGTAAATTCATTTTTATTTTTAATAAATTTTAAATCGGCTTCTGTTACATTTCTTCTTTTGACAAAATCTACTATAAATTCATAAGGGTCATCAAAGACTGCCGCCAATGCAGAAGTAACTATATTTGAAATTTGTGTTGATAATTGAGATTGAGTTACTTGAGCCGCCTTTTGAAAGATTATTCTTGCTTCCTCTAAGTCTTCTAAATTATTTAAACCTTTATCTAATTTATCTTCCCAATTAGTAAGTTCTCTTTTAGCAAATTTTCTTTCAGATATTTTTTCTGTAAGTCTTGTGAATAATGTATCTATCATAGTTTCCTATTAAATTTGTGATAATGTTTAAGTTGATTCTAAAAGTTCTGAATTTGCGAACATCTGTGAAAACAAAATTTATACAAGCATCTGGTCTTGGTTCTGCCGGTTTTTCAGCGAAAATACAACAAGGATACATTTCATCTTTATTGTTAGATATAACCCTGCCATTCCCTACTTCAATATCTCCTGTGCCGAATTGTAAAACAATAGTATTATCATCATTTCTATAAATCATTTCATTCCTCTTTATGTATTATTTTCCAGTTCAGAAATAAGATGTACCATTGTCTAAACGGTCTCTTATTTTCCATTGGTTTATATTGAGTTCCATCTGCATTGATTGCTCTTTACCATGTGTGACAGCTTGAACAGCACCTTCGTAAGTTTTATACCTATCCCATAAAATCCAATATTTTCCTATTTTTGTGTATGTTGTTTGTATAATAATATTGCTTCACTTTTTTAATTATATATCTTTTTTCTTCATTCATAATTTTTAATACCTCTTTTATTTTGCGATTCAAGTTTTTTATCTTTTATTAATTTGAATGTAATTTAAAATCTTTTACTGCATCTACAAGCAGTGTTTGTTGTCTATATTTCTCGCTTTTTGATTGATACCAAATTAAAACTTTAAGCACTAAATCATCAACCGAAAGATTATATTTCATAAAATCACTGCGATATGGGTCTTTATTTGATAAGGTAGCAGTAATTCTACCGCTGATAGGAATGTCTAATACTGGGTCAGTGTTACAACTCTCTTGTTCATGCTCACAATTTGCGCTTTCTTCATTTCTGTTCATTTTCTTACTCCTTATTTAATTAAAATAAAGTAAAAGTGCAATAATTAATAATAGTATTGTATTTATTAAATCTCCGACTGTGTTAAACATTATAATAAATGCTCATATTTGGTTTTAAATTTATTTACATCAGCTTGGTAATTTTTTTCCATTCTATTGATTTCATTAGTTAAAGTAGTCAATTTCTTCTTTGCTTCTCCTAAATTTTTGAATCCTAATTTTTGTAAATTATCTATCAACATACTTTTTTGTCCAAGAAGTTTGTTTCGCTCTTTGTCTTTCTGTTTTACTTTTTTCTGTATTTCAATTAGGTTCAATTTCTCTCTCCTTGTATATTTTCTGTTACGTATTGAAATGCGGGACTATTTGAATCACAACTTTCCCACGCAAGACATTGTTCTCCAGCTAATCTTGCACAGACAGCATCATCAAAATCTTTATAATACCCCAGCACTTTTTGTTTTTTGTTTTTAGGAATTTGAGCATACCATTTATTACTTTTTTTACAAAAATAAACACCCTTAACTCCTGATGTATTGTCTTTAGGATTGCCTGTATTTCTAAGATTACATTGTCGAGAAGTTTCTCTTAGATTTAAAATCCAATTATGATGTTTAATTCTATCAATATGATCAATCATATTTTCAGGCATATAACCATATTCATAGAACCACGCAAGTCGATGAGTCAAATAGATTTGATTATTAATTCCTATGACAGCATATCCATTTAGTTTGTCGATGCATCCTGCTTTACTCCCAATCTTGACCGAATTAGTATTGGAAATTTTCCATCTAAAAACCCCTGTCAATTTGTTATACACCAATTGTCTGTGAAGTTCTTCGTATGTTAGCATACAATTCTTTCCGTGGTTTGATTTATTAAATTCATCTTATTTCCTTTTAGTATTATTTTTGCAATGACAGCACCAAATCCCTTTACTTGCAGAACATAATGCAGGTTTGTCACACCAAGGACATTTGATTGTTATACTCATTAGTTAGTTTCTCTTAAAGTTTTTAATGCTTGTGCCATGGACGCTGTATTTTGGTCAACAATTGCGTTTCTGGCAAACTCGATGTCCTTTTTAATGAAGCTTGCCCCAAAAACTCCTTGTGGAAGTGCTTCATAATATTTTAGAATCTCTTTATTTCTGTCAATTTCTTCCAGTAATTCATCTATTAAATTCATGTGTTAATCCTCTCCATTGTTTGATTTATTATATTCATTACATTCTTTTTAGGTTTTGTTTGATCAATTACATTACTCAGTATACTTTTGTAATTTGGTTTTTCTTTTTCTGTATTCGGGAGTGTGTCTATAAAAGCTGCAATTTTTTCTTCCGCTTCCCTTTTAGCATCATCTTTTGTTTCATCAATTTCAATTTGGTTCATGTCAAATACGTCATCAGATGCAAGACATTTAATTTTAATAGGTTTTGTTTCCCATTTTTCTGTATCAATAATCCAACATCTGGGTTGATAATTTATTTGGGCTTTAGTAGATCGTACCATAGAGCCACAATTGATTTGTAATTTATTTTTAGTTCTCAATGAATGAGGTAAATGATTATCGCCAGAAATGATACACTTTGCCCATGGATATTTTCTGAGAATTGCGTGTGCAGTAGAATAATTTGTTTGTCCTGCCCACAGTTCACCTTTCTTCACAATCATTCTATGAATCACTAATACATCTGCTTGTTCTTTTGGTTTTTCATTCCATCCTGCACCAATAAAAGTAACCCCACCTATTGTAATTGTGGTTTTATTATTCAAAATTGAAATTGCTCCTGCTGTTTCTAAAATCCCAAGTGGTGTATTATCAAGTCCAGATACATGATAATTTAGATCATGCTGAATTTTATTAGTGACTTTATATTTGGCTTTTGTGGTATCGAAAAAATCTCCTGCTATTACTAAAAGTTTAGAGTCTGTTTTTTGAGTACGTTTAAGAATGTACTCAAATTTAACTAATATTTGTTTGAAATAATTTCCTTTTCTACTTTTAGGACATTTATCTGATAAATGAATATCTGCACAAGCAATAAATTTCATACTATGAATTTCCTTTTATAATTTTGCAATCCATAGGATGTATTTTTAATGATTTACCTTCTCCTTTAACTCTAACTTTTATATGTACAACTCTTTTAGATGGTTTAAAGTGTGCATAGTTAGCATCAGTACCATCGGAGTCAAAGAATCCCCCGCTTTCTGGAATATATTTACCATTATACGTGTAGCCGAACCCTACTATTTTGCCAAATTGTTCTTTGTGTTCTGGGGCACTACGCACCCATTTACGAGAACCATTCTTAAAGTATTGAGCGTACAAATTCCGTTTAAAAGTACACATAGTCCCAATTAAACCCATTTGATCTTTTTTCTTTGGATATTTCATTTATCCCCTCTTTGTATTGGTTATTATTTTTCCTTTACGTCCACATGTGGGACACTCTTGTTCTACTCTGATAGTTTCATATTCTTCCAATACAAATGCGTATTCCAATTCAGCTTTTTTGATTTCACTTTCATTATCATCTATATCCAAAATAAGATCAGTTAATCTTTCAAACAAATCCTCTTTTATCATGATTTCTTTTTCAACTGTTTTAAGCTCATTTAAAGCTGATTGAACAATTTCTGTATCAATGATACTGTTTAAATTTTTATTAACGTCTGTAGTAGCAAAAATCAACTGCTCTATTGAATTTTGAGTATCTTTTTTATCTTTGATTTGCTTTTTTTGTAATATCAAAGAGGTCACTTTAGCTTTAGCTTTTCCTATATCTTTATAATTTACAAGTTTTTGACTGATATTTGCGATGTCATTTATTTTTTGAGAAATGTCTAAAGCTTCATTTTGCATTGTGGATAATTTTATTTTGTCTTTTTTTAATTTCTTGGCAAATTTGTCAGCTTTGAGTATCCATTCAGAATCTTTTAAATCATTTCCTCTTGTTTCAATTTCTTTTTTAGCTACATTTATTTCAGCGTTACATGATCTAACCTGAGAATTAATGTCAGACATTGCTTTATCCATTATAGTCAGTCCGGCAACTTCATTGAATTTTTTTGCCACTTGTCCAGGTTTATCTGCAAGTAAGAAATATTGTTCGGTTGGGTGTTGTCCTTGGATATTAACATCTTTTATTTTTGCAATGTCTTGAACTTCTTGAGGAACATCTGTTCTCAATGCTCTTAAAGGTTCTCCATTATTTATTTTATAATGATTGTTTTTATTATTTCTTTCTCTACGTATGATGTCATTTTCAGAATACTTGATATCAACAATAACTGAAGTTTTATTATCTTTTAATTGATCATTTCTATATGAATCACCTTGAGGTCGGTTTTTAGTATTCCATTTTATGGCTCTAATGATTCCTGACTTACCTTCATCCGATTCCCCAATTATTACATTCACCCCTTTATGTAATTTTAGAAAAGTATCAACATGAGTTTCAAAATTTTTAATTCTTAGAGATTGAATCATAATTTTCCATCCATTGCATCTTGTATGTGCCTCGATATCCATTCACAATTACGTTCAATTGAAATGAACAAAGTGCGATAATCATCACTTAGTCCATTACTTTGTAAAAATACATCTATGTCAGGAATTTCATCAGCGTAATACCAGGTATAATCAGCCCAAGCGTATATTTTATTTACTTCAGTCATATTAATTCCTTAATTTCTGCTAACCATCTTGGGATTTCAAAATCAAATTCTTTGCCAATTCTTGGTTCGTCAATACAATCTATTTGACTGTCAGGAATCCAGACTTCAATACTGTCAACATCAATCAAATAAGCTTTCCCTGTGTCTACTTTTACAATTCCTGTAAATTCTAACATTTCATTATCTTTACTCATATCGTAATCTGTCTCCATTTATTTTAATCCGTATTTTTCTTGTAAATAAAACCATTTTGCAATGTAAGTTCTAATAAATTCTGTATTAGAGGGAAGCCACTGATTAATTCCTTTTGCGCCTTTCTGTCTATTTGATCTTGCTTGAACTGCTAATAAGTTTTCTGGATCATTTGCAAAGACTTTTCGTTTCTCGTCTGTCCATTCAGATGCTCCATGGTTCCATGCCCATTTAAGAGGAATAATATGATCAATATCTAAATCTTTTGCAAAATAATATAGTATCCCTGTATACGGACAAATCCAAGCTCCTTTTACCACAACACAATTTTTATCTGTTTTGAAAGTAAGAATTCCCATATTATAACGTATAAGTGTTTCTGCTCTGGATTCTTGACAATCTTGGTCAATATCAATCCAATGTCTGAAATAAGATCGTTTATATTCGTCTGCGGAAAGTAATAAAGGCAATGATAATATAAATAATATCCACAAAATCATAAGTTTTTTCATTTTTTATCCTCTTTTTTATAGTGTAATACCCAGGTTTATTTTGGTATTACTTATTGGGAAGAACCTGAGCAACACCCAATCAGTTAGGCGCTACCTAACATTCTTCATAATTTTTATTGATTTCTTCCCATTTCTCATTGATCATTTGACCAGTCCACAGGTCTTCATGATGCAGATTTCCTGCTCTTTCATAATAATCCAAGATATCAGTAAGATGTTCAAATAATTTTGGTGAGTATGTTGAACCAGAGACTTCTAAAAAAGCAAGACAAAATGAAACAACTGAAGTTATATGAATCCCATCTTTATTATTTCCCCATTCTGTTATTTTCCCGAATTTAGTCAAGTGGAGTGATAATTCTTTCTTGTTGTCAGAAAAGAATGATGGATTTTTCTGATATATTTTTCGTAATTCTCCATCAACAATCAAGGCTACTTCCATAAATTTACGTTTCAACCGTCCTGGTTTTAGTGGTTCAGCTAAGAAATCAGGCATCGAACGTAAGATACCCAACTCTGAAGCTTTAATTATTTCAGCTTTTCTTGCTTTCATCTGTGAATTCCTTTCTTTGTTTGGCTGATAATTTTTTACACTGAATTTTAATAATTCCTTTGCTGTTACTTAACATACAGATTTCAGGAATTCGACAATTAGCATCTCGCTCTCGTTCTGGCATATGAGGAACACCATGAAAACAATTAGTGAGACAATGTTCACTTTTAAATTTTGCTGAACAAATTAATGCTTTAGATAAATTAATGTTTTTCATAATATTATAATTATACTACATTTTTAAAAATGTCAAGAATTTTATTAATATTTCATTAAGATAATCATAAAATTTCAAGTTCTTTCAGGCAGGCAAATAAATCTTTTTTGCCAATGATAGTCCATCCACCAATTCCATCTGCATTTCCAAAATGAAATTCCCCATCATCAACATCTCCATCAACGTGGAAAAATTTTATCTCGTTATCATTTTCTTGACACATAAACTTATGCCCGATGATGCCTTCACCTTTCTTGATTATTTCTAATTTGTCTTTTTTCATCTGTTTTTCAAATCCTTTAAAGTATCTGTATCATTTCTATCTGGTCTCATTTCAAGGTTCTGAGGAAGATAAAGTGAGTAGATATCTTTTCTGCTTTTATCCTTAATTAATCCTTCATACTCAAGAGTTGCTACTTTACCAATTCTTGCATCCCAATCCAGTAAACGTTCTTTGTCCGTGAATCCACTTACTGACACTTTGACAAGTCCATCATCTGATTCCAATTGAACCGAACCCATACAATCCTTGAAGCGAGTATCTTCCTTTCCATGTTTCCATCCAACAATTCTCAATTCAGCATCAGACACATTTTTTAACTTTATACAGTCAGGACTGGTGTGGTCTTTCCATTTAGAATGTATGTTTTTGATGATTGCTCCTTCTTTTCCATTCTGTCTCAGTCTTTTATAAAACGCATTGGCTTCATCTAAAGAAAATAATGTTTTAGATTTGATTCGACTGAATAAAGGAGAGTCATTCATGGCACTCACGAACTTAGCTACTCTGCCCAATCTATATTTATATCCTACTGTAGATTGTAAGTTTAAAAAATGATCATATGGGACTGCATCCCATAATTTAACGATTGCATATTTAGTCATTTCAGGGTCAGCGGTATTTTGAATACATGAATTAAAGATTCCATTTCCAGTTTGTCGTGGGAAAATTTTACCGTCTTTTTTAATAAGTAACTCCCCCATATAAACTGTATCTCTATATTTTTCAGGACAATGCTTTAAGAATTTATGTAGATGATCTAATTGGTGAATGATGTTTCCATTTCTGGAACGAAATAATGTTTTGCCTTCGGAGTCAATCATAACATTGACAAACATTCCATCAGCCTTCTCCTGACCAATAGCCCCAGTTTTATAATCAATGTTTCCCATCTTTTTCTTGGCAGTTGAACATCTCATATAAGGCATCAGAAATAATAAATTCGGATAAGCTTTGTTGATTGTTTTACCCCCAAAACCACATTTCGCATCTTTATTTATTATTCTTGTCACAACATGATATGTTTCTTTATCAACTGAAGCAAGTCTTGATAATTTAATTTTATCAGAATTGGTAGTTCCTTTTTGTAATGCAAGCTGGTTAAGAAATTTAAATAATTCTTTGGTGGTTGGTCTTTCATTTAACAATCCAGGTTTGAATGGCGTGAACTTCATCAGCTTGTTTACTTTAAAGTGCATATCTTCTGAATACATAAACACAATAACACGCTTAAACGTATCACTTTTGAGATATTCAGTTAAAAGAGATATCTTATCATTCGTTGAACTTGTTTCTTTAATTTTGAGTAGTTTTTCATATGTTTTTTTCAATGACATATAATAATTATTCCTTATAGTAATCTATTTTTAAATTAACTTCTTTAGTCAATCTGTTCAATACTCTTATTTAACTCCTTTTTTTAATTTGTTATTTTGCCAATGAATCATTTTCATTGGACCATCTATATAGTCATTTCCATTCATTGTAAAAAATGCATAAGTTTTACGTTCTTTAAAATGCACTTTAATTGGTAATTTTGCATAGTTACTTTTACTTATGAATTTAATTACACCTTCTCCATAAATTTGGTTCATTTTCTCTATAACGAACATCTTGCCCAGATCTATATTTTTCTATAATTGGATCAAGTTGGACTCTGAATTTCGAGTGATTTATTTCCCAACGTACAAGCATTGGGTGAAATTTTACAGTCTGTGTACGTTGTATAAGACCAAAACAAGAGTATAAAATTTCAGTCTTTTCTATGATATCAGCATGTTCCAAAGTATAAAGATATTCACATTCAAATTTATCTACTCCAAAATATTCGCAATATTGCTGTTTAATTGTATCTGTGTATTGTTGTGTTGATATTGTCATGCTTAACTCCTTTAATTCTTTAAAAATTCTGGTTCTATATTATATTTTGTATAAATTTCTTTTAGTTTCTTTGTCAATTTCTGAGACTTAGGATATTCAAGTGCTTTTCTGTTTGGAAATTCAGTGCTGTATAATTTCTGAATCTTTTTAAAGCTATTCTTTTTTAATTTTGGAACTTTTGGCGCTTCACTTGGATGAATATATTTTTTATGAACTAACGGAGGATTTTCAATAAAATCAGCTAAGTTTCTCAAAAACTCAGGTAAAGTAATATCAAATTTATGTAATCCACATCTAATGAAAGAATTTGTTATTTTACCCTCGAATGTGTTTACTTGTCTGTGAATAACTCCTCTAATTAATGTGCCTTCGTTAGTTCTAAGATTTTTTGCATTTGATTTATGAGCATGGTCTACCACCATTTCATTAAAGTGGTATTTCATTTTTAAAACAGGACAAATTCCGTTCTGTCTCTTATGAAAGTATTTTCTAATTTTTATCAATTCATCTTGTTTAATTTGCTTCATTTTGTAAATGCTCTCTCAATACTCCAGCCACGATTGATCCGTGCGTAAAGTTTAGAATAGTTCATATTTAATATTTCCGCCCATTGTGCAAGAGTTCTTGACTTCTTTTTATACGTTAAATTAATATTACTTCGTTGATTATTATTTTGTTCTTTTGCGGTAGCCCAAATACAGTTATACTTAGAATATCCTTTATTGTTATTTTTTCGCTCAATGGAATGATTCTCAGTAGGACGTTCACCCATATCATTAACAAAAGATAAAAAAGAATTTTTCCAAGATAATGACATACGGATACCTCTACCTCCCCATCTATGATAATTCGGCAAATTTTTATTATAACGGAAATAAAGGATGAGATGTAATAGGAATTAGTTTTCCGTTATAATTGATTTTTTTATATTTTGTTATAATTTCCTTATTTAAACATCCACAGGATTTAGTTAGCTTTGCAGTTAAACACCAAGCCTCAACAGTTGTTTTGTGTCCACAATCACAAACACAATCCCACCTAACTTTTTTATTTTTATTTCTTGCTCTTTTAATAACGGTAAGTCGTGTAAACTTCTTGTCGGTTAAATCGTTAAAAGTTCCCATGTTAATCCCAACCTTTAAGAGTTCGAGTCCATCTTTCTATATCCGTAACTATTGACATGAATCCAAATTCTTGAGCTATGCCATGCAATTTAATTTTACTTATTCTGTCTTCTTTAATTTCATAATTTGGAGTTCTCCTAAATGGAAGTATGACAAGAGTTTTATTTCGATTTATGATTTTTCTGCCTTCTTTGCTTCTGATTTTTTTAAATGTTTTATGATGTGAAGGTAATGTCCCTTTAATATATTTCAATGCCGTTGCTTCACCAACACCAGGCACGCCTTTGACACCATCAGAACTGCAACCACTTAAAGCCTTGACACGTTTCCACATTTTTGGAATTATTCCATATTTTTTGATAAATTTAGCTTTTGTGAAATACTGCATATTGCGTGGATTGAGAATGCATATAGTATCAGATAAACATTGATACATATCTTGATCAGTTGTGACTATCACAATTTCACAATTAGCATATGTCTTGCAGATACGTCCTATAATATCATCAGCTTCTAAACCTTTAGTTGAAAATATATTATTATACCCAATTCCAGGTAATATATGTTTTTCTACTGTTGTAAATTGAGGAAAAGCAAGGGCGTCAAGTTCTTGATCTTCTTTACTTTTTTCTTTTGTATTTCTTTTTTCTTTATAGGCAGGATATAATTTTTTTCTTACAGAATATTTTGGATTACTGTCACAAGCAAAAACAGTGACATTTGTGTTTGACATTTTTACAAGTTGTTGTAATTTTAATAAGAATCCGAACATTATGTATGTTGGTTTATCTCTATTTCGTAATTGTTTTATTCCGCTATGTTTTACAGCGTGGAGAATTGAAGATGTGTCAACCAGTAATATGCGTTTTCTCATATTGTTCCTTTAGAGTTTAAAATAATTCTTGATCTTTTTTGGCGATTTTATATTTTCTCATAAATTATTTACTGTAGAATAAGTATACTAAATTAATTCACTACAAATATTCTACAGTAAATTTTTTTAATAAATGCAAGCTTTATATTACCATCATGCAATTATTCGTCGTCATCCCCCCATTCGTCGTCATCGTATTCGTCATCATCAAAATCATCTTCTTCATCTTCTTCATCTTCATCATCTTCATCTTCAAAAAGAGCATCAATTACAGCATTACGAAGATCCCCAATTTTTTTATAATCTTTTGGATTAACTTCATCTTCCAGTTCTTCATTTTTAATCAACTGGAGGATGTCTGCTTTTTTCATCTTTTTTATTTCTTCTTCAGTGAGATCATCCTCATCATCCTCATCATCAAAAGAGTCATCATCATCCTCATCATCCTCATCATCCTCATCATCAAAAGAGTCATCATCATCCTCATCATCCTCATCATCAAAAGAGTCTTCTTCTTCAGTGTCTTTCTCATCGGATTCTTCTTCACTTTCTTCCTCAAGAGCGTCCTCATAAGATTCCATTTTTTCATTGACCTTTTCTTCTACAATTTCATAAAGGTCATTAAGAGCTTCCTTAATATCTGCATCAGCTTTAATACTTTCCGTCACATTGAAACCAATTTTTATTGATTCATAATTACCTAAATTCAAGGTACGTGTCACACTTGCGGAAACACTTCGTTGTGGGGTAGATTCAACTGCTTTTGATACATTCTTTACTTTCTTTGCTTTGTTTGCTTTGTTTTTCTTAATCATTTTTACATCTCCATTTTAAATGTTATTAAAGATACTTACGTTTTCGGTTTGGTTTTAGATTTTCAAAAATTTGATTATACGCTTCTTGACAAATTTCGAATAAATCATCTTCCAGATTGTTATCTTCAATATGTTTTATGAGCGCTGTATATCTCATTTTCTCTGCAAATCCTTTACTATTAATAGAAGATTTGCTTCCAGTCCAAAACTTTTCAGTCATTAAGAAGGCAATACAAGAAGCAATATTATCAATACCGTAATCAAACAATATTGGGAATTCAGCTTCGCCATGTCTTCCGGTTAATTTGTTTTTGGTTATTTTCGCTTTCACATTTGTATTTACTATTCGAGTACCCTTTTTTTCTTTCTTTTTACATGCGAGCCATATTTCATGACACGAATAAAATTTTAGAGCTTTACCTCCTGATCTGGTTTTAGGTGTAAACATAGAACCAAAACCAATATTATCTCTTGTTTGTGAAATAATGATTAATAATGATCCATGGTCTGATAAATCTTGTGTTCTTTGAGAAAACATTTCAGAAGCTTTTTTTGGTTTTCCATCACCATAACTGCCAGTAACTTTTGCCCCTTTTTGTCTTCTTGATCTATTCTCAACATCTTTTTCCATTGCCGCCTCAGAAGTTAATCCATCAAATGAATCAAGAATGTAAATAAAAGGAGTATCTTCTGATAATGCAAGAGCCAGATTATCATTAAAATCTTCAATAGTTCTGCTTCTTATGGTTTGATCAATACGTTTATTTACCTCGTCTCCAAAAAGGTATGGGATATCAAATTCATTTGCAGCTTCAACGTCATCATAAATAAATCTAAATTCATTGAATCGTTCTTCCAGAGAACATTCTGCAAATACAGTAAATCCAAATAAAGTTTTACCTGAATGGGAATCCCCTATTAAATTGACTATTTTCCCAAGATAAAAAGCCCCTTCAATCCGACCAGAACATTCTAAATTAAAAATAGTTGATCCTGTTGGAACAAGTTTTTCTATATCAATAAAATCTGAGCGTTTTTGTTTTTCATTAACAACTTCTTTTAAGGCTTTTTTGATTTTTTTTATCTTTCGAGGAATCATAGCTTCTACCCTTTTACCTTTCTACTTCTTTTCTTTCGTTTCTTTTTGCGGGTAGTAGGTTTTTTACGATTACGGGGATCATTGCCAAAATTACTATCATCAATATCAGAGATGGAATCATCATCAGTTTCTTCATCTTCATCAGAATTAAGATTTAATTTTTTAAGAGTTCCTCTAAATTCTTTTTCAATTTCTTTATAAGTTGGATGCATATGAACAACACTGTCTAAGGGAAATGCTTGTTCAAGAATTCTATCAGGAATAATATCATCTCTCTCAATCAATCTGTGCCCAAGATATTGAGTATTTTCCATACCTGATCCCTTACGAGTCCATGCAAGAGACTTACCATCATCTGGATTTGAGAAATCTTCTTGTCCTCCACCCTTTGGAGAGTTCGCAATTTCTTCAATCTTTTCTTCCATGAAAAAATGAGATGCTTCAAAAATCTGAATGCCTTTCTTTTCTTCATCTCGATTATCATGAACCCACAGAAAATAAACAACTCTATGTTTGGCTACAAGTTTCTTCCAAATTTCTTTATCAAGTCTGTTTGATTTAATGTATTCACAAATTGGACAAGATTTTCCAAAGTTCTCATAAGGACATACAAAAGGTTTCTTCATGTTACCTACATTTGTATGTACAAATAAATCAAGAACGTAGTCAGGATCACCTTCTTTTGTGATGGGCTGCAATTTCTCATCTAAAGGCATATCTGGTCCTGCTTCAAAAGGAATTATATCTGCAAGATGTTTTCCTTCTTTACACACCCAGAATTCTACTCCTTCTGGTAATTTATCTTTCAAAAAGATTGTTGGCCATCTTCCACCCCCAGTCTTCTTTGTGCCTTTGTTGTGTCTTCTCTGTAACGCATTTTTACGCTTTTTCAATCTATCCCGGAACGACATACTTTTCTCCTTACTTATTAGTGTTTAAACGGGTCTTAGCCCAACGATCACTCTTTTTTAATGACATCTTTTGATTTTTTCGCATCTTTTGCTGATTTGCTTTTTTTCGTTCTTTTATATTTTTAATATCTTGCACTCTATTTCTTGGTTCGGAATAAAACCCGCCAATTTTTAAAGATGCGAGATTGCTTAAAGCTAATTTTCTATGTTCAAAAGCTGTCTTAGCTGCCAACATTAAATTAGCCTCATGACAAGCGCTCATATATTTTCTCTCTGCAATTTTAAATTTTTTGTGTGACAGGATGAATTCTTTTATCGCTGGCTCTGTGGGCTTATTTTCAAAATATGTCTCCCATTTAGCTTTTATCTTTGAGTACATGACAGCATAAACATACTCTAATTTTGATTTAGCGATATCTTTGTTATGTAATGCATCAGCGTGAGCTTCAGCATAATATAAGAACAAAGAGGCTTGCTCTACCCATTCCTGCTCCAGATCATATTCATTTATTTTTATATCTTGTTTATAATCTCGCATTTCTACAGCTTTGGACATTTTAATTTTCTCCAATAAATACCGATTTATAACAGGCTAACACCAATCCAGCTTTGCCAGAATCAAAGAAGTTTTTTTCAGTAAAATTTTCCAACATATAAGCAATGTCATCTCCACCGTTATTTAATAATATTGCTGAAAGATACCCAGCTATAGGTCTGCGTGCTGATTCTCCATCGCCGTTATATGTCTTGAGTATTTTTTTAATCTTTACCCATTTTGTTTTTTCAGGCATATTATAATGACACAACGTACGGCAGATATCTATTACTTCGGATTCAGAAGTTCCTGCTGATTGAAGTGTGCTGATTGCTCTTTCAGTATTATCCATATCAATTACTTGGTCGAGTAATTTTAATGCCTGCCCTGCTGAACCATCAGCAAGTTCACTTATTTTGTCTCGTACCTCTGAAGAAACGGCATTTATACGTCCTTCTTTTCGTAAAACTCTTTTTAATAATTTTTGTAAATCTGAATTTTTTAAAGGTTCAAGTTCATATGCATGACATCGTCTTTTAAAGGTTTGTTTTAACATTTCGGGATTTGTTGTACAGACAATGAAATGGATATGTTTTGGAGGTTCTTCAAGAGCTTTTAATAACGCTTCTTGTGATGGTTTGGTTAAACAATTGTGAACCATATTATTATTTGCTATATAAGAGTGATTTTCTTTTATTTGAAGATCGTAAAATTCTACATAGCCTTGATTTCTTTCTTTATCTCCAATAACACTTGTGAAAGATTTGTCATTACTTCCTTGTTTGTAAATCTCAACACTTTCCACCCTTTCCATTTTAAAAGAGAATCTTTCTTTTTGTCCTGAGCTTTTCGTACTTTTGAATTGTGACTCTTCCCGTCTATTTCTATAGCAAGTTTTAACTTCTTGTTCCCTACATCTACTTTGTAATTGGTAGGAACTTTCTTCTTTCGACACCATTCCTGTCGTTGTCGCATAGGCAAATGATCTGCTGTTTTTATAACAACTTCCGATTCCCATCCTAATGCAACCATCAATAATCTCTGTGACTCTGTTAATTGTCCGTTGCCACCACGTTTTCCTGGCCAAGCATGAAGTGTTCCGTTTATTCGTTGTGTCTGAATCATTTTCTCTTTCACACCTGGCATATTCATTGGATTGTTTTTTTTCATCCTTTTTGAAGAATTTTTTGCCATCTTTTTGCCTTGTTCTGTTTGTCTGTGTGCTAAAACAGATTTTCTGATTTTCTCTTTTCTCTCTTCTGAAATAGCTGTATTCTTCACACAACTTCTGGCATATTTTCCAGAACAACTTCTGGAGCAAAATCTGTTTTTTGTTATTGTTTTGTTGCACCATTCGCATTTCATTTTTAGTATTTCCTTGTAAACTTATGTTAGTCATATGTTGACTATACTTTACAAGTAATCTGTTTGTCAAGTCTTTTGCTTCTGTCCATTCTCCATCAATATAGTACTCATGATCTTTTGAGCAAAAGGTGTGTGATCCATCAGACTTATTTATTCTTGTAATATTATCTAATGCAACTTTATTGATAAATACTTTTTCAATAATGTCAGTGCCGTTTAAATTAAAAACAGTATCTCCAATACTTAAAGAATCAATTCTTTTTCTTCCATTTGGTGTGGATACTAATGTTCTGCGATCAAAACAGTGTGCCTCATCAAGGAGCATTACTTTTTTACCGCCATCTAATGGGACATATTTCATTTCATTAATAATTTTTCGTATTCCATCTATACCTCTATCATCGGCGGAATTTAACTCTTTAAAACTTGTTTTTTTACATTTTAACATTCGAGCAACTATACGTCCTATAGTGGTCTTCCCAGTACCGCCCATTCCAGTAAATAAAAATGCTGATGGAGGATTTTTTCTTTGTAGAACGGCAGATAAACTTTCAACTACAGCCTCATTTCCAATAAACGTTTTTAATGATTTTGGGCGATACTGTACTTGCAAACTCATGAATTATTTCCTTTTAAATAATCACTGCAAGTTTCTGCTTCCGATTGGGGTGCTTGACATACAATTCCAAATTCTATACACCATCCTTCTCTTTGATTGAGACAATCATTTATTGTGACTTTTTTATCTTTTTGCCAATCAAGTAGAAGATTACCAATCAATCTTGAACGAGAAATTCCGAGCTTACCGGCTTCTTTTTTAAGATCCTCTTCTAATTGAACTGGAATGGTTATTGATATTGTTTTACTGAATAATGCCGTCATTTTATTTTTACCCCCTAAAATTTTAATATTTATTTTATATAATAATTTATTATACATACTAAATATTGAAATGTCAATAATAAATTAATAATAAATTAATAATTTGTTTTAATACATTTTATTAATTTCTGCAATTGAATACTCATTCATTTCAGCAAAACTACCGCCATCTTCTTTCAATTTAGATAATTCTACTTCAATTTCCATCGGCACCATTAACCAATCAAATTTATCTTGTAGTCCTTGTACGATTGTATTTATTCCATTGACTAAAAAGGAAATTTCATCTTTACGTGCATCTAAAATTATAGAATCATGTATCTGGCCCACCATCTTACTTCTTAATTTGTGCTTTTTGATAAATTTTTCTACTTGACTTAATGTGTACACCAACAAATGAAACGATGTGTTTTTACAAATAATTCCATCAGCTACAAATTGATGGAGTTTGTCATTTACTGTCATAGTGTATGTATTTTCTTCTTTTTCAACTAAATCAATTTTGGTTACTCTATCGTATCTATACAATTCACAATTAGGATTTAATTTATTTAAAATGCGTTCTGCAACTGTTTGGGATACATCTTTGTTTGAGGCAATATTTCTTCTATCCGTTATCGTTGAATTATCATTTTTATCATAAGCAATAGTTTTTTCTTTTCTTAGCATGTCAAATGTTTTTCTTGGAAAAAGTCTACTGGTGAATGTTTTATGCAACACATTTTGAGGTGTTAATTTCCACCCATTTTTTGTTTTTCGTATAAATGAATCATAGCCCAATCCATATAATAATACCTGCACTTCCTGTAAAAGATTAAAATTACACATATGTAATGATTTTCTTTTTCTTGATCCATCAGATAACCATAATCCATTCATAAATTGCTGCTGCTGCTGTTTTGTTCCGTCCCATATTGATATTGGTATGTGTTTTGTATGTGCAGTTTTATTGCATTCATATCCAAAAGATATTAGTTTTTCTGCCATTTTACGTCCTTCTACATGCAACACTCGCATATTCTTCTTTGTTTGCCTAACTCTTGCTTTTGTAAATCCTTTTGCATGATACGATTGAAGAAAAGAACACATTTCATCCAATTCGTTATACTTTGTCTTTCCTCCAGATATCTGTAAAACATATCTTGTGTTGTTTTCAGTTATCATTTTTGATCCAAACCAACCATCCCCAATTGCAAATCCCAATATAAAAAACCAATCCATTTTGATTTTGGAATTAGTAATTCGATTCATAATTTTAGGCAAAGCAACATAATGACCCACTTTTAAATCTTTAAATTTTACCCATTCATTGTTTTCATTTTTAAATTCATGTCTAATATCACAATCAAGTTTTAACCCAGATTCTAAGTGAACTGTTGCTAATTTAGCTTTTCCCCGATCAACTCCTATTGCAGGTTTCCATTCAAAACCAGTCCACACTTTAACTTTTTTATTTATCAACGAGTCTATTCTTTTCCACCCTTTTGATGTTAAAATTTTTGAGTGTCCTTGTAAACACCCTTGAATTGGGAAATTTGTGCATTGTTTTTTATCCATGTAACCTTGAAATCTAAATCCAAAGTATGTTTCAATGTATCCATATTCTTGATAGAAATCAACTATGTCAGATTTCCATTGAGTGTATCCAGAAAATCGTTCATTCCACATTTTATCTTCAACATTTTTACAATGCTCAAGAAATGAGCCGGGCGTAGGACCATCCCTATCAATTTCACCTAATTCATAAATTCCTTTATCTTCTAACCATTGTTTACAAGTCATTCCACTTGGCAGTTCTAATCCAGCATCAACTACATTTTCCCAAAAACTTTTTCCACATGAGCCAAACCAATCCCCGTAGAATTGAGCAAAGGTCCACATATTTTTTGCAAAGAATCGAATCATCTTTACTTTTTTCTTTTGTTCTTTGGTGTAATCAGTTCTTTCAAGAGTTTCATGTGGCAGAAGTAACAAGTCAGTTGCATTATCCCGATGCATATCAGTAGAAGGATCGACCAAATAATTATAGAAATTTTTATCCTTATGATAACACACGCTCGTTATTACCTCTGCCCCTGAAAAGTCAGCTTCAATTATAGCTGAGTTTGTTGATGGCACCATTCCCTTTCTAATCAACTTCGCAATTTCAGCATCACGTTTTGGTACATTTTGAAAATTTGGCATTGACGATGATCCACGGTAACTTACAGGAATATGTAAATCAAAAAATGGATGCATTACTCCTTTGTATGCTTCTCTAGCAAACTGAGCAAGATAAGTTCCCTTTGCTTTTTCAAGGCGTTTCATTTTTAAAAGTTTATCTATAAAAGGTAGATTTAGTTTCTCAAGAGTGGGTTTGTCCGTTTTGTAATTTCCTGCATCTGTATAAATTGGGTTTTTCCCAAGAATTTCATAGAACAATTTACCTAAATCTTGGTTTGATGTGATCTTGATATCTCTGCCAAACTTCTCTTTGAATTTTGTTCCTTCTCTGCCTGTGATTAAGTTGTGTTGCAGATTACGTATATCTTTTTTTAATTTTTTATTGGTTTCTTTATAATACTTCATATCTACATTGATGCCACCGAACTGAATAGTTCCCATTGTACTTAATCCACGCATGAAAAACTTATATGCTTTGAACATGTTTTTCATTCTCGGTAAATAACTGGTTTGATCTTTATAAAGCATCCAACAAAAAATACAATCAAGTCCGTTGTAAATGAGAAGTTCTTTAAATGGAGCTTTTTCTATCGTATTAAATTCTCCATTTTTTGATTTTAAAAAAGGTTTAATTACATTATCATAAGGTCTTACTCCATATCGAACAAATGTTTGAAATTTTAATCCGATTGAAGCTCTACGGTTATCTAAAATATGTTGAGACATCATAGTATCCCAATGGATATTTTTGATTCTTCCGCCAGCCCGAATCGCTGACCAGGCATCTTCAAATTTAGAATTATGGATTATCTTTTTGATTTTTTTATCCAGTATAATTGTTTTCCATAATTTATATATCTGTGAAAATTCTTCTTTAGTCCAATATGATTTGTAGTTAAAAGGAAAAGCAAATGCTTTTTTAGCTGAAACAGCAATTCCTATAGTTGAAATTTTATGCCCATCACGATACGGTTTTAATCCTGTTGTTTCATAATCAAACGCAATTTTAGATTTTCTTTTTATGATTCGTTTTAACACGCTTTTAACTGCGTTAAAATCTTTTAGAATAGTAACATAGCTTTCGTAATCTGTTTGCTTCTCATATGTACGCTTTAAACAGTGAGAAATGCGTTTAACATCTCGTTTGAATACAGATTTTAAGTTCGCATCTTTATCTCTTTTTAATAAATATGAAGGATGATACAATGACATGACAAAACATTTGAATTTTTCATCAGGAATTTCATAAGCTCGCCATCTATCTATTTTCCTATTTGAGAATTCCTCTCCAAATACAGAAGTGATTGCAATGTCACCGAGAAGCAATATTAATTTAGGTCTTAATTCAAGTATTGCTTTTTGCACATAAGGAAAACAACATTTAATTTCTTTATGAGATGGCTTTTTTGCATTCGGAGTTCTGCAATTAACTGCATTGATTTTCCAGCAATCTTTATTTAAAGAAAGTTTTATTTTTTTAAAGTTTTTTTTCAAAAGCTTTCCTTCGTCACCAACTAATTGAATTCCGTAATCATCTTCCTCATAATTGGGTGAATCAGATATTACAAGAATCTTTTTTCGACCTTCCCCAGATACTTTCATCTTGGGAGTTTTGCATTGTTTATATAAAGTGCATTTTAAACAATCAGGCTCAAGGTTGTTTATGTCAACTTTCTTATTTGCTTTTTTAGCTATCTCAGTGCTGGTGAAAAATCCCATATTATTCCTTTAAATGTCTTCGTATATCTTTCATTGCAGAAATGCAAATTTCTCCATCAGTTAATCCATTCCCTTGTTCGTTACTCCATCTTTCAGCAAATTTCACTACGGAGTTAATTGAGCTTATTTTGTTTTCAAGATAATCTACATAGTCTTGATTTAAACTCATTCCAATATATTTAAGTGGCGGTTTCATTTTTAATCCTTAGACATAAAGAGAAGTTACAAGAGAAAAATCACTGTCAGTTTGAAGTTTTGCTCTTTCTTTAGAAATAACAATGGAAGAAGAATGGGACATCATTTCTCTAATAAAGTCTGGATTTATTTCAAATGATATTTCTTTTCCTGTATAATCTATTTTAGATTTATGTTGAACTTTTCCAGCTTCTGATTTTCCAGATATAATACAACTATCATTCGAGATTTTAATAGTTATAAATGGATCTAATTGATCTGCCAATATAGAAGTAATATCTATTCCCGTAAGAATATCTTTAGGTAAATTAATTTCTGTTCCCTCAAAATCAAAAAACTGAAAGTAGTCTGGAAAGTCCCCTTCAATTTTACGAATAGAGAAAATGCAATTATCCTCATTTTTAAAATGTAGCCATGCTTTTGAAGTATAGTATTTAGTTGGTTTAATAGCTATTAAGCTATGTACTTCAGAAGCTTTAATTAACATATTTTGCATAGCTTCGGTTAAAATTGAATGTGCAATTCTACTATTATCAGAAGCAATACAATCCATTTCATTAATATAAACACAAGACAATGTTTGATCCGATTCTTGTTTAGAAGCTGAAAAAGCACAAAGAGAAATACTCTCATTGAAATTACTGGGTAATTTTTTCCACTTTGCTTTCTTTAAAGACATATCTACGGTTGCTATTCTTGTCTTTACTTCAGGATCGTCAATAATGGAAAGGTTTGCGTTTAATGTTTTGCACCGAACATTTAATTTATCTTCCTTTCGAGCAAGAGTGATTTTATCTGCTGGCAATTTTGAAATAATTTTATATAAATCATTTGCTTTTACGAACAAATTAAAATCGGTTTTCAAGGGATGTTGAATTGAAATTTTATCATTGTAAGTTACGATATTTTTTCCAGAGAAATGAAAGTACGTCATACTTTCAACTATTTCTTTTGATGCAATTCCTGGCTTTACTTTTTCTAAGGCGTTTAGTAATTTTTTTCTTTCCATTATTATCTCCTTCTTTTTTTAAAATTAATATTCTTTTTGCATCTGTTTTATATGCGTAGGTAATCAATCGACGAAATACTTTATTTTGGGATTTGGCTAAATTATGTAGATCAACTTCATTAGCTCCCATTCCTGCTAAATATAATTTCATATGAAAACTTTTTGATGTTTGATATTTAATTTATAAGGATATTCAGGCAAATTGGATTCTAATTCAAGCATATACAGCATATTAAATTTATCTCGCAAAGCAAATGAATTACATAACCCCACTTCTACAACTTTTTCGTTTACTGTTTTGCCTAATTTAAATCCTTTATCTTTTATGATTGTTAAAACTTTTTCTTTTTCCATTTTTGGCATTATATCAATGTGTGAATCTGCTCCATTTTTCATCGGTCCTTTATCCGATACTTGAATTCGCATAGGTTGTTTATCCCATCGTACTTTATCTCTTACTCGTCTTGGCAAAAGTAGCATACCCATTCTTGATACACGAATCCATGTTGAAGAATCTACACTATACCATGGATATCTGAACATCAATCTTTGATCTGTTAGACCAAATCCGTGAGTTTTTACAATGGGATTTCTATCTTTATCGCAGATATATTTTGTAAAGAGATTATCAAGCCAGGGTAAAAGTTTTGCATAAGAAATTGGAACAGTCCCTCCTATAGATACTATTTCTGAATATTTTATATACTCTTGTAATACTGAAGGAGGTTCTCCATAATGATAACAAGGGATGTAATCAATTCCCGTTTTTCTTAATCTGTGAAATTTTTTGATAGATTTTTCACCAGAATCAATTACATCCATAGAAGAAACACCTCCCAATAAAGAGAGATGTTCCTTTACGAATCCATGGTATTCTTTTAGCGAGACTTTTTGCCCTTTATTAAAAAAAGTAAAAGCTCCGCTGTCAAGGAAAATATCAAGCATGAATTAATCTCATTAATTCATTTCTGGCGGCTAATCCTTTTGTACTATCTTCTAAAAATACTCCTGCTAAAGAAGATGTAGTCATTATTGAATTTTGTTTCTGAATACCCCTGCTACGCATACAGAAGTGAGTAGCTTCAATAATACATGCCGCACCAGTAGCTTTTAACTCACTCATTAAAACTGCAATAACTTGTTGTCCAAGTCGTTCTTGTATTTGAAGTCTACGGGCATAAATATCCAACAATCTGGCTAATTTAGATATGCCAATAACTCGTTTATTGGGAATATAAGCTATGTGAGCTTTCCCAAAAAAAGGTAACATGTGATGTTCACAAGTAGAATAAAATTCAATATCCCGCAACAAAACAATTTGATCATACCCGTCAGAGTTAAATGTTTTTAAAAGTTTTTTTGGATCTTTTTCATAGCCTGAATATAATTCTTTCCAAGAATTAACTACTCGTTTGGGAGTTTCTAATAAACCTTCTCGATTTATATCTTCCCCAATATAATTTAATATTTCAATTATATTATTTTGAATTTTATCGTTCATTTAAATTTCCTCATTTTTTATGAAAGGTAAAACCAAAAGTCCTGAAATATATTTAATTAATGCTTGACCCCAAATAGCAGGCCAGAACCAACCAAATGTAATAGTAACAAATATAGCGGAATCAAGAGGACAAGAGATTAAATTGGAAAACATAATCCTTTTCTTTAATGATACTTTCAGAAATTTAAAAATAAACCAATCAATAAATTCCGAGATACCGAAAGCCGCTACAGAAGCTAAGGCAACCTTTTGATTTAGGAAAAAGGTAATTATTATAGCTAACCCCATCCAAATCCAACATGCCCAATCTCCCCATTTTCTTTGCACAAAATCTCTAAATGAGAAAGTTAACCCAATAAAAACAACACCCGCCGGAAAAGTTAAACCAAAAACTTTTACAATTCCAAATTGAATCACAAATAAATTACCTAATAGAATAGATAACATATACATAACAGGCCAAAAGTATTTATTTGCACTTATTTTATTCATCTTTTATACTCCTATTATAAATTGGATCAGTCATCCCAGCCTCTCTAAATCCTTTCTCTCTCAATATACAAGAGGGACACTTACCACAAGGGGGGTTTAATCCCTCATAACAAGAATGGGAGTATTCTAAAGCTTTCCAACAACTGGGCCATCGCATAGACATTTCAACTGTTTCTCTTTTGTTTAGCCACATTAAAGGGGTGTGAATTTTAATATTTGAATCCATACCTAAATTTAATGAAACTTGTAAAGAATCTATTGTATTGTTTCGACAATCGGGATATCCCGAATAATCTGTTTGACATACCCCTGTAACGACATTTCTATAACCCATTTGTTGTGCCAGAATTGATGCAGAAGTTATAAAAATTAAATTTCTTCCCGGTACAAAAGAAGCGAGAAGATTGGGGTTTATGGGATGAGCACCAGATATGATACCTTCACCAATCAAAGCAGAAGTTGTTAATGTTTGGAAATAATCTTTAAGATACAATATTTTATAAGGTACAGCAGACATGGTTGCAATTTTTTTAGCAGATTCTATTTCAATTGAGTGTCTTTGTCCATAATCAATAATCAAAGCAAAGACATTCTTAAATTGATTTTTAGCCCAGTATAGAGCAGTGGTAGAATCTTGCCCACCGCTCAATAAACATACAGCACCAGTCATTGTTTTATTTGCTCTTTTTTATAGAAAAGGCATTATTCTCATCTACAACATAAGAAGTCTTTCTTGATTTTTCCAATCTGCGAGGAGTTTTCTTTCCACCAATTTGACAGTTGATTGTATTTTTCATTGCTTTTTCTTCTCGTTCTGGAAACTTTTTAACTAACTCAGCCAAAATATCTTTTTTAGATATTGGACCTTTTTCAACAATTGCAGTATGAATTGCATCCAATACACCTACTTTTTTAGGAGGAGCGGATTTCTTGGTTTCTTTCTTGTCAGAGGTAGTTTTCTTATCAGCTTTTTTGTTAGTTGTTTTTCCCGCATCTTTCTTTTCTTTCTTATCATCACCTTCATCTTCCGCAACATGCTCATTGTAGAAAGCTATTACATTGTCGGAAAGTTTTTCAACTTTGTTATCTTGAATAAACTGATGGATTGTTTTGACAAAAGCTTCGTACACTTCATTTCTTTTAACTTTGTCAGTTTTGATTGTCGCTTTTTTAAGCTTTTTTAGAACTCCATTAAGAGACTTTACCGCTTCTTTAAATTCTGGTACTGGGTACGTTTTAGACATTTGTTGTTCTCCTTCTTTTTAAGTAATAATTATTATGAAGTAATTCACTTCACTTGCAGATAATATAAAACATAAATATTAAAATGTCAATGATAAATTAATAATAAATTAATATTTATTTTAGATTTAATATCTTATGAATTTGCATGGATATTATGCAGTTGTTTTCTTGTTGCTTAATTAATGTATTGGTAAGTTCTTCTGCGGACATAATAGAATGTACAGGAGAAAAAGCAAATAACGCATCAGTTTCCATATGTTCAAATTCTGCTTTCCAATATAATGCTTGGGCTAATTGTTCTTCATCTGAAATTACAAATTTAATAATATCAGTCTTCCTTAATTTGATAAAATTATTATGGATCATTTTATCAACAAAGTCTAATTTAAAATCTATTACGAAAGATTCTACATATCTGAAAAATGGAGTAATGTCGGTTGTTCCATTTGTTTCAACAGAGATAGCATATCCTGATAACCATAATATTTTTAAAAGTTCTTTTATTACATCATCATGATATAATGGCTCTCCTCCAGTTAAACAAATACAGTCATTCCCAAATTCTTGAACTTTTCTAAGAATATCGTGAATTGACATCGGAGTTCCATAATCAGAATTTTGAGTTTCTTTAGTATCACAATACGAGCATTTTAAATTACATCCAGATAAACGAATAAATGTAACAAGTCTGCCTTGATGGTGTCCATTTACTTCCCCATGAATTGAGGAAAAAATTTCTGCGACATTCATTTAATTATCTTCTCCTTCATACTCAGCATAACCCGTTTCAGTTTCATGTACTCTAACTTTTGATAGTATAGGGAGATGTTTTCGTATTAACCCCCACAACACGAATGCCATTACTTCGGCTGTAGGATTGTATCCTAATTCCACTACATTTAATTCTTTCTGTTTTGATACAGGCAATCCTAATTCACCAATTCCAGAAACAATAATACTGTGATCCCATTTATCAATGATGGGTTTTACTATGTCTTTAATATGTCCAAAATCAATTAACATAGCATCATCGTTTAACATTATTGACTCAAAAAATAATTCCACAATGTAAGAGTGTCCGTGTAAGTTTTGACAATCTTTTGAATAACTTGAATCTAATACATGTGCCGCTTCAAACCTAAATTTTTTTCTAATTCGATACATTTTTGTCTCTCCTTCTTTTTATTAACTATTCCAATCGTAGTAAGAGTCCAAGTATGTTTGTCCTGATTTTATATCCTGTAAAACAGTACATGTTTTTCCAGGAATAAAAAACTGAGAACGAGCTTCAGTAATACCATACTTAATTACTCCTACTTCTTTTTCTTCTGAAGTTTGGTTTAAACCCACCATAATATTAACGTGTTGATTCTTTCCATAATATCCACCCTGATGAGTTGCGTTTAATACTCCTGCTGAATGTCCTTCTTTATTTGCTTGTGTAGCTGTGATCATCAACACATTAAATTCCCCTGCTATCTTAGCAAGTAATTTCCATGCTTCATCGACTGCTTTGTAATTATCATATCCTGTATCTATTCCAAGAATATCTATATAATCAAGAATCATAATATCGGGAATGAATCCATCTTTGTTATTTAAAATTTCAATGTCTCGCATCATTTTATCATATGTTAAAGTGTATTTTGGATGAACTGACAATCTTCCAAATTTATTTAACTTTGACATCAAAGGATTTTTTAATCTTTTTGATTCCATCATTTTTTGTATCGTAAAGATATCATCTGAATCTCGGAACTTTGTTGCAAGATGTACAGTCATTGCGAATTCATGTGGGTGATTATATCTCATACAAGTTGTACATGGAGTGTGAGATGGGTCATTTATCTTTATATCATCTTCAAGAATGATTACATTTGAAAGCCTATCTCCACAATCTCCAGTTTGATTATGAATGCAATCAAATACTGGATATGTGTATTCCCCTTCTTCATCTACCATCGGTTTAAATGATTTCATAATTCGTGGGAGTATTTCTGTTTTTGTCATTTCAATAGACCAGAATAAAGTCTTTTTGCGTTGAAGTACTCCTTGTTTGAAATGATCAACAAGAGTCCAACTTTTCCCTCGTTTGGCAGGTGCGTAATATCCCACCACATCCCCACGTTTAAAATTTCCAAGATATCTTCCTAAATCGCCAGGCATATGAAAAAACTTTTTATCTTCTTCCTCTCGTTGTCTGTATATCTCTGTAACTTCTGCTAAATCACCTATATTAATTATTGCTCCGGAGTCAAGTGTAGTTGTGACTTTAGAGAACCGAGTAATCTGAGCTTCAGCTTCATCATACTCTCCTTTCTCTTTTAAAATTGAAACATTGTTGACCACTATTTCAAGTTCTCGTTTTCTGAAATAGTTTACAGCACAATCTTTCAAATAATCTACATTGACTGATTCAGGATCATACTGCTCTGTTAATAGTTTTAGCAAGTCTTCTATTAATTCACTGTCGGAGTCTTTTAAATTAAGTGATTCAGCTTCATGAATGTCTTGTATGTGGCGATAGGGAGCTTTTTCATGTTCTTCATAAAACACAATACACCAAGAAGCAATAGTTTTTAAATATGAATTCACGAAATAGTCGAGTTGAAAAATAGGTAAAATTTGTTGAATAAATTGTGAAGAAACAATTAATCCAATTACAATTCGTTTTTCTTCCACTACAGATACGTTTCTACTCTGAATCATTATTTTAAAATTTCCTTTTCTTAGCTCAGTTTAAATTTGATTTTGTTATCAAAAATTTGTGATTAAAAATAATCGTATACTCTACTATTTAAGTTTAATTATGTTTCGTTTCTTGGCGATATCTAAAAATTCATCTATAAACCCATTTTTCGTAATATAAACTAATTTAAAATTATCTCGGTTTGTTTGCTCTTTGATATAACTTGACAATGTATCTATGATACCACGAGGATAAGACATTGTAATTGTTTTATCATCCATGAATACATGATTATTTGCTACATAATAGGTTTCTTTTGCTACTTTGTTGATGATTGATGAATCAATATCCCTTATTCCATGTACTTTAGCTCTCTTGAGAGATAATAAGAATTTTTTTCCTTCTTCTGTTAATTCGTTTTCTGCTGTCTTTGTCATTTTTTGATGCCAATAAACTAAAGGAGACCAAGACTTAAATCCGTTATACCCTTCACTAAAAATAAAATTCCCTATAGATTTAACAGGTTTCATATTAAATTTTACAGTATGTTTGAGATGATATTCAAAGACTTCAATCAATAAATCCATATCCCATTTAAAATTAACGTAAATCTCTGGGGTATCAATCGTATGATAAGGATCTTTACATTGTGAAGAAAATAAAGCGTGTAGTTTGTCAATTGAGTTATTCTTGGGTTTATCACTTCTGTGATCAGTAATGCCGTGACCAATAAGTTCGTTATAGTTTCTTAAATCTTTTATCGTGTGTTTGTATTTTGGTTTTGTTGTTATGTTTTTTGCTTGTTTTATTTTTTGTTGTTTTAATTTACGTTTTTTTAATTTTGCGGCAAAAGATTTGTTTTTTCGCAATTTTTGTTTATTTTTATTTTTTTTTATTTTTTTCAAAATTGGCTTTTTTTGATCAACATTGTTCCCTTGTTTATACGAATCTACGGATTCGTTAATATTATTTATAATATTATTTCTATTGACTCTCTTCTTATTGACTCTCTTCTGTTTGACATTTTTGTCAGTACCCCTATTGACATTTTTGTCAGTAACCCTATTGACATTTTTGTCATCGCTAATTTCCCCTGAATCATACATTTTTGAATATAAAAAAACATACTCACTTGGGGGATTATCTATTTTCTTCTTTGTGATATGTGGTGTTGTTTTTATTAAGTTTAAATCTTTAGCTTGTCTTATTGTTCTATCAAGTTTTTTTATATTTCTAAATCCACATTCTTTTAATAGTGTTTCTCTGTATGGGTATGCTTTGCCATTTTTACCTGCATATCGAAATAATCTTCCTAATAAAATTTTAACTGAATCATTTATTTGTGTACACTCTACAAGGCCAGTAGGAATAAATATCCCCTCATATGAATTATAAGGATTAAATGGCTCCCCTTCTATTAAGACTTTTTGGTATTTCATATCATTAATCCTCTTGAAGTATCAATAATATTAAGTAAACGACCTCCCAATGACATATTAAATAATTGCTCTATAATGTGATTTTTGTATTTTTTATTTTTAATATTTTGAATGTTGTGAGGTTTATTTTTTTTCCAATAATTATATAAGTTGATATCTCCATTAAAAAATTCATTTATTCCTCTATCTTCTAAGTCAAATGACTGCTCTATTATGTGATTCAATTCTCGTAGAATTGAATTTAACTGGATTTTAGATGGGTTTTTTAAAGTATATTTTAGAAATTTCTTTTTGGCTGATTTGTAAGTTTTGCTGTTTGTACTAACTTCAGGTTTATTGTTCTGTATTAAAATAAATTTTGACATAAAAAAACTCCTTTAAAAATGGTCCTGATCCTGAATGATTATGAAATAATTGATTAGAAAATTTCTGAAACAATCAAGACCACTTTTTAAAGAAGTCTTTTTAATCATTCTGTTTATGTTTCACATTTAAACAAACAGTAGGTAATCAATCTACTTTTTTAAATCATTTGTTTAATAAAAAATATATTAATACATGCATCAGTGTTTGTCAAGATTTTATTTTTTCTACTCTCCTTGAAAATTTGTATCATATGTTTTTAAATACTTTCTTGCTGTAAAAAGCACTTTTTTTCCAACCATTCGTAAAGACTTGAATTCTGCTAATGTGTAATTGGCAAGTCGTCCTACAGTTCCGATTTGATTATTTCGTAATACATAAGCTAATCTTGTTATGGAACTATTTGCTTCCTCAAGTTTACTTTCAATATCTATTTTATCTATTTTAGTATTGAGTTTCCCTTTCAATATTTTTGGTTTTTTTAGATAAGCAAAAATAACAGGTTTATTAAATAAATCCTCTTTTTCAGATATAGTAATTAATTCTTTGCTGCAAGTTTCACAATATACATTTACCATGAAATCATTATCATCACTTAAATAGGATATTTTTTGTGGTCTGAGTCTTATTAAATGTTTTTTGTGTTTTTCCATTTCTTTTAATTGATTCATATTTTCTCCTTTTTACGTATTTTTAATTTCCTTGATATCGTCTTGAGACAATTTATCAGGGTCAGAGCCTTCTGGAAGAAAGAATAACTTAACATCTGCAAAAGGCGCTAAATCATTTGCTAATTTTTCTCCATTAATTTGTCCTGCTTCATCCCCATCAAATACAATCTTAACTGTTGAATATTTTGATAATATTTTTTTCTGTTCTGAGGTTATCTTTGTTCCAAAAGTACAAACAGCCCCATCACCGATTCTAAACATATCGAAAATGCCTTCTACTACGATAATTGAATGCTTGTTTGTAAATTCAAGTCCGAATAAATGTTGCTTAATTGGAATTATTGAGAGTTCATCCTGTAGATGTTTGTATCTGATAAAAACTTCATCCGATATGTCAATACTTGTGAAAGTAATCAGTCTGTAATTTTTCATTATTGGAACTATAATTCTATTTGCCCATTTTCCATAAGGACCACAGAAATGTAGATTGTATTTATCCGTAAGTTCTTCATAATCAAAACCTCTTGAGTTTAAATATCCGGCGTGATACTTTGATATTTGCCTCTTTGCTTCTTTAGGTAACTCAACTTTGATTGCTCTTGCTCTTTCAGATTCTTCAAATGATTTCAGTTCTAATGGTACAGCATCTCCAAGTACCTGAATTGCTTTGTTAAATGAACCTAATTCATCTGCTAAGTATTTTATTATTGTTCCACTTTGTCCACATTTAAAGCATGAGCAAGTGCCAGCATCTAATCGTATTCCTAAATGATTACTTCCATCATCGCACCATGGACATGTAACTCCAATCCAACCATCAGAAACATTTTTACCGCTTTCTGAATAATAGATGTTCAAATCATCAAGAACCTCACGTATATCAATTTGATCTATCGGAATACGTCCTTTTCTCTTCTTGTTTTTTTGAATGTGTCTCATAATAATTTTATTGAACTTGTAGGAACTTTTAGATTAAATTTTATCATTTTATTCTCCATTTTTACTAAAAAGAGTTATAAATACACCGATAAGTAACATAAGACCTGAAATTATAATGTAATTCTGTTTATCAGCCATAAGTCCTATATTATTAATTCTCCCATCAAGTACAGCAACACTTGTATCCATCATAAGTGAACTGAGCAAGGCAATTATACCTATAACGATTAATAATGTTCCTGTAATTGATTTATTTGATAATCTTAAAGCTCTACTTAATCCTTTCACAACATAATAAATTGTTCCGAATATTGCAGAAAACAGCACTATTGTTATAATAATTCCAAGTAAAGTATCCATTATTCTTCTCCTTCTAAAATTTTATATGTTTTATAAATTGCTTCAATTGGTTCTGATATTGAAGCACAAACAAGGCAATTTCGAGCATCTTTGATTATCGTTTCTAACCACCAAACATACTTTCTTGTGAATGCTAATTCTTGTTTTGGTATATCGTTTTTTCTATAATGTCTAACATAATGTGAATGTAACCCCGTTTCTCTATGATACTGTTCACTTAGACTTTCCATTAATCATCTCCTTTTATATATGTTTCCATGATTTTCTTCGTTTAATGAGATATTAAATTTTGAGCGAGATTCTTTACTACCATTTTCCCTATTATCCCTATCCCCACTCTGAAATATAAATTCTGTCTCTGGCAAAACCACTGTATCGAAGTACAGATACTTCTGGATCTCTTATATCGTAAATACGTGGAATTTTTCCTTTTTTCGGTCGTAAAACTCGACCACAAGCTTGAATTAATCTGCCGCTGAACTTAACTGGAGTTGTTATAATCAGAGTAGTTAAATCTGGAGCGTCAAATCCTTCGCCAATTAGACTTAAAGTGGCGAATAGAATTTTACATTTTCCTGATTTGACTTGTTCAATCGTTTCCGTTCTTTCTTTTTTACTTACACTTCCAGTTAGAACTAAACTATTTAGCTTATAGTCATTGTAAAGCTTTTCTTGCATATTTAAGAGATGATTTTTTCTGTCTGATACTATGAGTATGTTTTCATTGTAACGCTTTAAATCATCAACAATAGTGCTTACAATCAAGTTATTTCTTGCATTGTCTTGTGTTAAATTTGTAATCATTGTTGAATAGTCGTTTGTAAAAACATATCTGAAATTTGAAAGCACTTTATAAACATCAGGTTTTAATACAGCTTTGGTTTTAAATAGCATGCTTTTGTCAACTTTATGTCGTTTAGGGCCAATACAGGCAAAAATGGCGTGACCCAATCCATCCCTCCGAAATGGGGTTGCAGTTAAACCTAAATAGTGTTTTGCAGGAAATTCTTGAATAGTCTCAGACCAGGATGAAGCAACTATTCGATGACACTCATCCATTATTATTTGACCAAACTGTTTTTCTAATTTTGGAACGTTCTTCTTGACAGTGTTGATAATTCCCACGGTGATAGGTTTGATTTGAAATTTTCCATCTCCGATTAATCCACAATCTTCGTCTGTGAATTGTTTTATTGCATCCCTCCATTGATATAGTAATTCTTTACTATGAACTATTATTAATGTTGGTTGCTTTCGTTTCACAATAATTGAAATTGCTGTTACAGTTTTTCCAGAATTATGAACAACTATATCATTTGCTGTAAAATTATTATGTGGGGATTTACAACAAATATCATAGGTTTCTTTTTTTCCCAAATACTTTTTCTTAATTATTCTTACGTATTGAGGCTTTCCTTGATTAAAATTCTTTTTGGTTTGTTTAATGTGTATTTTTTTATGTTGTAGAATTGTTAATTGTTCAAGATTTGTTGGATCATTATTTTCCCAATCTTGATCTTTATGGTGTATATGGTATTTTTCAGAATCAACGAATTTAAGATTCTGTGCTTTCTTACTATCTGTTTTTAATATTTGAATAAATTTTTCCAGACTTAATTTATTCAAATAAGCTTCGTAAATTAGTATATGTAAAGTTCTTCGATTTAATTTATTTCCTTGTGTGTTTGGATGATAAATTAATCCTTCTCGACTTTTATCAGTTCTTACATTATTTGTTTTTAATCCTTTTTGTGGTCTGTGTGAATCTACCATTACCAAATCATTTTTTTTAATTTCTCCTAATTTTTTCCATCCTTGTGTAGTTAAAATTTTATGTTTCAAAGTTCCTTTTAATCGCTTACCATCTTCTAATGTAAATTCATATACTTTTTTAATTCCAGAATAAATTACATTCTGAATCTCTGTAAGTAGAATTTGATTCTCATCCTCATGATAAGATCGTATAAAAGTTGGAATAGATAAATCCCATTGTTTATGGTAAAAATTTCGTGAAATTTGTCCATTTATTTTGTGATTGAATGTACTCACTCCTTTTGTAACAATCGCATTATGTCTTTCATACAATTTTTTTAGAGTGCATTGAAATCCTTTTTTAGCTCTATTCACTCGAACTAACGTATCACCCGTTAAACACCCGGTTGCCGCTTCGAGAACTCCAACCGGGTATGATAAAACATCTTTCTGTGCTGTTTTTTGGTAAGATCGTAATTTCCCATTAAATTTAAGATTCAAGGGTTTTAAAAGTAATGTATAATCTTTAATTTGAACAAGATGATTATTAATTCGTAACCATTTTCTTAAATAATATATATACCCTCTTGGAATCCAGAAAGTGTTACCTTCTGCATAATATAAGTGAATATGTGAAGGCATATCCGCAGAAATAAACCTTCCTTGCTTCATTGCCGCTATATACTCTGGATTATCAAAACACAAATCATTTTTAATTTTTTGTTGTGCTGCTTTAGGAAGATTAATACATTTTACACCCTTGCCTATTTCAAGAATTACTGACATTTTAATTCCTTTACCAATTTGGTCCATCGTCATAATCATTATTAACTTTTTCAGATGACTCAGAATTATTCATAAAATCCTCTGAACCGAAAAAGAAGGCTGCTCCGTTTTCCATGTCAGTGTTATTAGATGGCAGTCTTGTTTCTGGAAATAATAAATTATATACCCAGAGTAAGAGTCCAGTTATAAGTAAATCCATTATTTAAATGACCATTTTTTGATTGGGTCTAAACGGAATCGCATTTTGTCAATAACACTTTGCGGTAATATTTTCCCTAATGGACCAACTTGTACTTTAACAATAGAGAAGAATTTCATCTCCATGGCTTTAGATTTTGCTTTGAATTTGTTATAAAGTTTTCTGGCATCTATATCACTAAATTTATCTGACTCAGACAATACCAGTTTATCATTTGCTTCATTCACATATTCGCCAGCATTTTTCAAATCCATTTCAGTTTTAATCTGTTTGATTCTTTTCTCGGCATTTTTCTTTATTGTAGTGAGTTTGCAAGCTTCTGCCAAGAGTACAGCTTTTTTTCCTTTGAGTAAGATGGTGCCGTCAGATTGTTGTTGTTCATTTATTTTTTTTCGAATTTTGCCCATAATAAAATCTCCCTTTTAATTTAAAATTATTTTTTTCGTCTTCGTACCCGTTTTTGTTTTTTGACTGATGTTACTTTTTTTGTTACTTTTTTCTTTTCAATATGTTCCACAAACAATCTCTGTAAATAATTTGAAAAGGGACGCTTTTGTCTTTTTGCTTCTTTTTTTAATATTTTAGCTTTTGTCTCATCATATGATAGTGTAAGTCTAATTGCTGGCATTATTTTTCACCTCTCTTTTGTAATGTTTTTACTGCTTCATCTAATATAATGGCAGCAATGTAATTGGCCAAAGTACGTCCTTTCTTATCAGCTAATTTTTGAAGTTTTTCTTTCACATCCTCTTGATAGGAAAAACTTAGTGTAACTTTTGACATTTATTTATCTCCTTTTAATAGTTATTATTTAATATAAATAATATAAAACATTTTTCTGTAAAAGTCAAGAAAAATTAATAATTAAAATTGTCGTATTTTCAAATACTTAAGAACTTTTCTTAATTTAAGATTATTCATACAATATTTATAATGTTTTGGGTGTGTTAGTTTCATTTTTTGAAATCTATTTTTATAAATGAATCCTGTTGGTTCTAAATGAATTCCAAATAAACAAAACATACATCCAGTTCCTCGTCGGTTTTTGTCAGTTTTGTATATATTAGAGTATTTTATATTGTATTTTTTGATATACTCAATAATATCCTGAAATGTCCAAAATCCGATTGGTGTGCTGATTGGTCTATTGGATGTAAACGAATTACATCCATTTTGCAAATAGGTAAATGTTCGTTGTCTACTTTCCACAGCCATAGTACCTAACATACCTTTATTTCCTGTATCCTTTTCATATTTTTTACTGGGATTTTTTTTCAAAATATCACAACATTTATGAGATATTTTGAAAGGTGCTTTTATTAAAAATTTCCATTTTTCTGGAAGTTTTCCATTTCCTTTTGCATCTCCATTCATACGTTTATTTAATAATTTTTTAGATTTCGTGGTTCTAATTTCATGTAATATTTGTGCATTTGATTTAGAAACAACAGGATATCCGTATTTTTTAATAACTTTAGAAAAAGGAATTTTTGGGTATGTGTGTTTTACATTATTAGTTTTTTTTACAAAAGAGATAATTTCCGGATATTCTAGTCCTGTATTAACAAACATGGCAGGGATATCTGGAAAGATTGATCGTGCAATATCTAAAAGAACTGTACTATCTCTTCCACCAGAAAAGCTCACATATACATTATTATCCCAGTAATCATGCCATTCTATTATACGTTCTTTTGTGATTTTTATTTTTTCAGTTAATGGAAGTTTTTGCAGTTCATATAAAGTTTGTATATTCATAATTATTTTATCTCCTGATTTGGTGGATTCATATTTGTTAAATCTTCTCCTTGTGCTATTGCATATTTAATCTTTTCCCATATACCGTATTTCCATGCTTGAAAATGTACACTACGTTTACACTTTCGACAATTAGGTCTATCAATAACTGCTGGAATTTGAGCATTCCACTGACATTCTATTGGATAAGGAAGACGACCAGAATAATACTCACACCAACGACCCAACTTTTTTTTAACAATAATTTTTTCTAATTTCCGCTTCTTTTTTTTAAATTTTGTTTTTAGTTTTCTCATTAAATATTCTCCTTATAATTAAAAGGATCACAAATGGGACAGATAGATTCATTAAATTCATTATTCTACCTCACAGTATTCCATTGTTGTGGATAGTACATGATTGTAATCACCAGACATTGCATCATTTCTGTATTTGTTCACGTATTCTTTATCTGCTCCAGCTTTTCTTAAAGCTTTGGAAGCTTTACCTATTATAAAAAAGGCATTTCCATCTTGACCAATTAATTCTACTACTGGTTTTAATATTGGTTCTATCATATTTTTTCTCCTATTCATCTAAGGTTAATTCGTATTCTAAATCTTTAATTTTATCCTGCAAACAGTTATTTTCTTTATTGGCGCTAATCAATTCAACCATTAAGAAAAAAATTAAATTATCTCCGCTTAAATCTCTCCAAGGTTCTCCATGTCTCAGAGCTTTAAAATCATTTGTATCTTTTTCAATATAGACTGTGTATTTTCCATTTTCTAATTCAAGATAATAATAACAATTTTTTGGATTAATATTTGTATCCATATCTGTAAAATCTACTCCTTGTTTGGAACACGCCACATCACTATCATGATGTTCATTGCAATATTTACATAAAGGGTATTTATTCTTTTTTCTTATTTCGGTACACATTTCACATTGACAAAAAGTCGGCATTATCTTTCCTCCT